TTTTATTAAGATAAAAGAAAAGATTGACGACGTACAGGACCTTATTCAAGACGCAGGACTAGGTGATGATTTCATGTGTTGTTATTGCTTTGCTATCATGAGGCCAGTAGAAGAAGATGTATACGGCGAGGCTAAAGTGGAACACATGTCAGGGTTTAACGCTCAGAACGCAATTGAGATGCACACCATGACTCAGAACATATTGCAAGATTACTTTAACTCCATAGGAGACGAAGGAAAGGATAGTTCTTCTGTTGATTACTGGATGGAAAATGATAAATAAATTAAAATTGAAAGAAAGTGGAACTCATAAGAAAGATAGTAGTAGGTCTGAACCCTAAGGACGCAATGGCATACTATGTTGGACAAAGAGCGGGAGCAGGAAAAGTTCACGCCATCGTCAAAGACGATAAGTGTATGTCTAAGTATGGAATCAACCGTTGGTTAATTTACATAGAAAACGAAGAGGAAGGTATAATGTTGTGGAAGACGGTAGAGAGTATGCCCTGTCTAATAGAACATGATTGTGATTTTTCATGAAAGGACTGTATCACTTTATAGTACACATTCCTAAAACACTTAAAGAGACCGTAAAGATCGGTGATAAGGAAATGTATCTTGATGCAAAATGGAATGAGTTTGCAAATAGAGTTTCTTCTGCAAAAATTGTTGCAACTCCAGAGAAGCACAAAACAGGAGCCAAGCCAGGAGACCTTCTTTACTTTCATCACAATGTAGTATTGGGAGGAACTCACTTAGATGGATCTGAAGGTAAAGAGATGAAGGAAAATAAAGGACCAAGAGGTCAGATTATCGATTATAAAAAGAGATTGTATTATGTTGTCTATGATGAATGGGATCACTTTGGCAATCAAGCCTTTGCTTATAATCAAGATAACCAGATACATACTCTAGGTAATTGGTTGTTCCTAAAACCATGGAAGCCTGTGTTACCTAAGTCTTCAATGTTTGAACTTGTCTTAGATGAAAAAAATTACGATCACGGTAGAAAATACGGTATCTTAAAATATCCTAGTCGAGTAGCGAAAGAGATAGGATTAAATGTAGGCGACACTTGTTGGATTCGAGATTCCTCAGATTACGAAATGGAAGTAGAAGGTGAGAAAGTGTACAGAACTATAATAGACGCAGTACATGGGACAGTCCAAGAATAAATACGACAATATCGCTACGGCTAAAAACCTTAGGTCTTCTATGCAAATAGCGGTACATAACATGATTGAAGAAATAAAAAAACCTGTAGACAATGAACTATCAGGTTCACAGCGTAAAGCAGAACTCCAGGCAATTAAGCAAACAGCGGTAGACGCTAAAGAATTAATTATAGAGATAGAGAAGACTACGGCTATTATAAATAGCCTAACTAAAGATGGAACGATAGAAGGTGCTAAAGATTACTCAAGTGGATTTGCGGAGCAATACTCTAGGCCGTGAGTGTTCTTGTAGACCTAGAAGGTAGAGAGGAGCCTGTTGTAAACATATGTCCAGATGGAACTCAGGGTAAAGTTATAAGTATAGGTGATTTGCCAATACAGTTACCAAAGGTCCCTACCAAAAAGAAAATATTATTTCATAACTTAAAGAAGCAAGATCAGTATTGGAAACGCCAGGAACTTCCAAGTGACCTAGCATTAATATCTTCCATGGATGAATGGTCTCAAACTCCAGATGAGTTTAGAAAAAAATATGAATCTTATATTAAAACAGAATATGAAAGAAGAAGAAACGGAGTTTGGTTTTACAATAACGGAGAACCAACCTATATCTCAGGACACCACTATTTCTTTCTTCAGTGGTCCAAGATTGATGTGGGATACCCCAGTTTTTTACAGTTCCAACAGCAACTGTTCTTACACATGGAGGCATGCTTCAGAGACCCAAGATGTCTAGGACAAGTATACACAAAGTGTAGACGTTCTGGCTATACTCAAATGTCTTCTTCTTTGCTGGTAGGAGAAGCAACTCAGGTTAAAGACAAACTGCTTGGCATTATGTCTAAGACTGGAACAGACGCACAAGAGAATATCTTTATGAAAAAGGTTGTACCTATTTATAAGTCCTATCCTTTTTTCTTTAAACCCATTCAAGATGGAACTACAAACCCTCGAATGGAGTTAGCGTTTAGAGAGCCGTCAAAAAGAATAACAAAGAAGAACAAAACATCTGTTCAGGGGGACGCCCTTAACTCTATAGTTAACTGGAAGAACACTACAAATAATGCATATGATGGAGAGAAACTCCACATACTATACATGGATGAGGCAGGCAAGTGGGAAAGACCTACAGATATAAGAGAGTCCTGGAGAATACATAGAACCTGTTTATTGGTTGGTAGAAGAATCGTAGGAAAAGCATTGGTAGGAAGCACGGTTAATCCTTTAGATAAAGGTGGTGCTAATTTTAGAAATGTAGTTTACAATAGCGATCCCAAAGACAGGAATGAAAATGACAGAACCAAGAGCGGACTGTATCGCATCTTTATACCTGCATACGAAGCCTTAGAGGGCTTCTTTAACAAATATGGTATTCCTGTAGTTGACAACCCAGCAAACCCCGTAGAGGGTCTGGATGGTGAACGAATAAATATTGGGGCTAAGACTTTTTTAAAGAATGAAAGAAAAGCATTGGTCGATGATAACTACGAACTCAATGAAGTCATACGTCAGTTTCCATTTACCGAGCAAGAAGCATTTAGGGATAGTGCTAAGTCTTCTGTCTTTAATGTCCAGAAAATATATGAACAGATACAACATAACGACGAACTGTATCCTTCTCCTGTAGTTCTTGGCAACTTTATTTGGAAGAACGGAAAGCAAGATTCCGAAGTAATCTTTGCTCCTGATCCTAATGGACGATGGCATATAGGCTGGTTACCGCCCATAGGAATGAGAAATACTAATGGACCTCAGAACAAATTATTAGGTTGTGCTGGAGTTGACTCATATGATATTGACGCAACTGTTGACGGCAGGGGGTCTAAAGGTGCATGTCATTTTTATAATAAATTCTCTACTGAGTATCCAGCAAATATGTTTGTTGCTGAGTATGCAAGTCGGCCACCCCTGGCTAAAATCTTTTATGAAGACATATTAATGGCGGCTAAGTATTATGGCTATCCTGTTCTGATAGAAAACAACAAGTATGGTATTGCTAGGTATTTTGAAACACGGGGATATGATCATTATCTATTAGATAGACCTCAACACCTAGGATCTGGATTTGGTTCTAAAACCAAAACAAAAGGAATACCATCTAACTCTCAAGAAATAATTCAGGCTCATGCTCAATCTATTGAGGCTTATATACATTCCCATGTAGGGTTAAACGAAGAGTCTATAGAGATGGGCAGAATGCCTTTTCAAAGAACTCTAGAAGATTGGATCAATTATAAGATTGACGATAGAACTAAGTTTGACCTCACCATATCTAGCGGGTTGGCATTGCTTGCCGCGCAGGGTAATATAAAACCTGTTGAGAAAACAAACTACAATGATAAGAAGTGGTTTAGAAAAGGTAAAGTTATTTTAAGATGAAGTCCAGAGACATATACTACCTCCAACTTGAGATTGGTTACAGAAAGTTTTACCCCAATAAAAAAAGACAACAACCTTATCTTAAAGCAAAAGAGTGGTGCGTTTCTAAGTATTGTGATCCCCAAGAGATCATGATCAAAGATGATAAAAGTGTAGCCTCACTAAAGGATAGGTTGTTTGCAAAAACATACAAAGGGCAAGTTCAAATTAAAGTAAATAAAGTTTTAAGTCAAAAAGTTATTGGGCAGACTATGTTGATGGATTGAGCCGCCTCCCATGACGGCTACTATTTAACTTATATTTGCATAAGTTAACTGTATACCATCTTTTTAGATACATATGTCACAAAGTCGTCCAGCGAACGGTTATTCAACATTTCCCGACGCCTTAGCACCAACCGAAGAAAAACTCACGCAGGCTTACGGTCTTGCTTGGGCAAAAGCCATCTACGCACAGTGGATGGGTAGCGACAGCACTAACAATCTTTACGGAAAGAGGTTTAATTCATTTGAGACATCGAGGGCCTATGCAAACGGAACCCAAGACACACAGATCTACCGACAAATATTAAACTCCATCAACGCAAATAATGGAGACGGAACTCTGCTCACCTTGGATTATACTCCCGTACCTATTGTTCCTAAGTTTGCTAAAATTGTTGTAAACAAAATATTATCACAGAAGCCCTATCCCCAGATAGAGGCGGTTGATCCACTTTCCCAATCAGAGAAGGACATTAAGAAAAGACGTACTGTAGTGCGTATTGAGAATATTGATATGATCCGAGAAGCGAAAGCGGCTGGGTTAAAGACAGATGTAGATCCTGATGACCTTCCTCAGACTAAAGAGGAGACAGAGATATTTTTAGACACTAACGTAAAGACAGATGCTGAAGTAGCAGCGCAACTCGCTGCGCAACTTACTTTGTCTTGGAATGATTTTGATGAGAAGATATTTCGTAGATCAGTTGAAGATCTAGTTACTTGTGGAGTAGCCGTAGTAAAGAGAGAAAACGATCCTAACTATGGTATTAAAACAAATTATGTCGACCCTGCTTATTTTCTCCACTCTTATACAACTGATCCAAACTTAGACGATCTTGTATATGCTGGAGATATAAAAAGAATAAGCATATCAGAACTCAAAAGAACTGCGGGTAGTCAGTTTACAGAAGCGCAATATCAAGAGATTGCCAAGACTGTAATGAACAAGTATGGTAATGATCCTAACGCTTTCATGCAATCATGGTACGACAATGCTGGAAATCAAAATCGTTATGGTTATGATGAGTTTTCAGTTCAAGTTTTAGAATTTGAATACAAGTCTGTAGACAGTATGATATATGAGAACAAAGAGTCTCAATATGGTAATGCTGGGTTTTACTACAAAGGAACAAAATACGAAGCGCCTCGTGAATCAGTATATGATCGCAAGCCTGTATTCATGAACAATGAAACAGTTTACGGAGGTAAGTATGTTTTGGGTACTGAGTTCTTGTACGACTATGGTCAGTGTAAAAATGTTCCTAAAAACATTTATGACATTGCCAGGGCTAGACTATCTTATTCAATGATCGCATTAAACATGCGAGACATGATGCCTAAGTCTTTAGTCTCTAGTGTAATTGGATTTGCAGATATGTTGCAGATTACTCATTTAAAAATTCAACAGTCTATTGCTAAAGCAAAGCCCGATGGTCTTGTTATAGATATTGAAGGATTAGAAAATGTACAACTTGGAAGAGGCGGTGAGTTACAACCTTTAGAGATCCAGGACATATACGAACAGACAGGTGTCTTTTATTATAGGTCTAAAAATCCAGAAGGAGGATTCCAGAACCCACCTGTTAGGGAAATACAAAATCAGATAAGAAACATATCTGAACTTGTTGCTATCTATAATCATTACCTAGCAATGATCCGAGACGCTACAGGAATTAATGAGGTCATGGACGGCTCTTCACCCAAAGGAGATGTACTGGTTGGTGTACAAAAGCAAGCAATTGCCGCAGGCAATAATGCTTTATATGATATTCAAAACGCAGCGATGGTATTATTCCGAAGAGTGTGTGAGGATATAGTTAAGTGTGTACAGATTATACCTGACAAAACGGTTCTTTATCAGATGTATGAGAACGCTATTGGTGAAACCAATATGGCTGTTCTCTCTTCATTTAAGAGATTGTCTATGTACAATTTCGGAGTAAGGGTAATTACCGAGATGGCGGATTCTGATAGAGCCTATTT